CGCCAGCGCCGAGCCGCCGAACGGAGGGCCGAGGCCGCGCAGCAGTCGGCGCAGGAAGCCAGAGCCGAGGCCAAGCGCGCCTCGCTGGCCATCCACGCGGCGACGGATGCGGCCTATGCTGCCAGGAAGGAGGCGGAAGCCGCCCAGCGCCGCGCGAAGATGCTGGAAAAGCAGCTGGAGGCTGAGCGCCGCCGTCACAAGCACACGAAAAAGACGATGCGCCGCAAACGCAAAGTTCGCGACGTGATCGCCCGCGGAGCAAAGCGCCTGAACCGCCGGCCGTTCCCTGACCGAGGCAATGGCTCGAAGCGGTCGAAGTTTCAGCGCGAAGCGTTCACGATGGGCGAACATCGGCCGGTTGTGGATCACTCGCGCTGTACGCACACTGACGGATAAAAACATTCAGGAGGTTTTATTGAACATGCCGTATCATTATGATTCACGAAATTACGACCCAAGCGCCGAATTTGAGCCGGAGCTGATCCCGCCGGGCGATTATATCTGCAAGGTGGAGGCCGCCCGATGGGACACGACGAGGAGCGGCTTTGAGATGATCGTGCTCCAGCTGGCCGTGAAGGGCTTTCGCTCCAGGCTGTGGTACAACGTCGTCTGCAAGTGTGACACGCCGGAAGAGCAGAAGAAAACCGACCAGTGGGTGGGCAGCGTCTTTGCCGCCTTCGGCCTTTCGCCCTCGGCTGACGTGCAGGTGTCGCCCCTCGTCGGCAAAGTGGGCGCCGTGCATGTGAAGAACGAAAACCGCGACGGCGAAATGCGCGCGCGTGCGGCGTATCTGCTCAAGCGCGACAAGGCCGTCGCCCTGTCAAAATCGCAGAACGACGCGAAAGCAGCGGGCACTCAGCCGACGAGCTACCGCAGCGCCCAGACGCGAGGTGCCGCTAGGAATGCGCCCGGTTTTGACCGCTACGGCGAAGCGTATCCGCCGGCGCAGAACGTGAGCATGGACGAGAACGACAACTTCGTCCCCGCCGAAGCCGAGGAAGCCGACATCCCGTTTTAAGGCGTGAAGCGCGTGAAAGGAGGTGAGCGCAGTGGATAAGCGAAAAGAACGCATCGAGGTCGTGGATCACAGCCAAAACACTTTTTCGATGATCTACGATCGTTTCACGGAAGACTTTCGGCTGACGGCGTTCGATCGCGCCGTGTACCTGGCGCTGAAATATTTCGCCAAGCAAAAGAACGTCTGCTGGCCCAGCGGCGAGACGATCGCCCAATATTCCGGCTGTTCGCGCTCGACGGCGTTCAAGGCGCTCGCTCATATTGAGGAGCTGGGCTATATCACGCGCACGCAGCGCAAAGACGACGGCGATTTTCAGAAAACAACGGTGTACCATCTGCTCGATTTGAGCGTCGTTCCTGATAACAAAATGAGTCCGTCAGACGGACTCTCGGTGTCCGCCACAGAGACGCCGGGTGTCCGCGAGACGGACGCCGGGTGTCCGCCACACGGACACGAATTAGATTCATTTCCAGATTCATTGAACAAGATTCCCCCCGTACCCCCCATCGACGAACTGCCCGACGAATCGCCCCTTCCGGAAGAGTCCGACCCTTGCGAGGAAGATGCCGACACCGCCGCCGAGTCAGGCGAAACGGATCAGGCCGCCCCGTGCGCGGACGCTGAGGTCGAAGAGGTGTTTGAACGCTGCACGAGCGTCTTTCCGGGGCTGCGGCACGACGCCGTGCAGGGCGGTCGATTGCGCGAGGTTTTGCGCGAGTGGATCGCCAAGCTGGGCACGCATGTCGTGATGACGGAGGCGGAAAAGGCTTTGCGCTGGCAGCTGACGCTGCAGCCGGACGAAAAGGGGCGGATGAAAAAGCCAGCCGTCGGCGACGCTGTGGCGTTTTACGACGACTGGCTGAAGCGCTGTGCCGACGACGCCAATTTTGAAAAATGGTGGGCGCTCTGGCCTGGAGTGACCGACGGTTACGAGTCGGCGAAGCGGGAATGGCGTGAGCGGCTGAGACCGCTGAAAGGACAGGCTCGCGCCGTGGCTCTGCGCTGCCTGTTCGACGAGCTGGAGCGTCTGAGCGAACGTGCGGCCTCAGGAGCCGAAATCGAATATCTGCCGCGGGCGCGGTCGGTGATCCGCGACGCGAAGCTCGACGCGGCGCCGGAGGTGCGCGATGACGGACGGCTTTGACGTGGAGGCGCTTGAGGCGCTGGCAGGACAAAGCCATTGTGCCGACGCCGGCAGAATGACGGCGCCGGACTGGAGCCTCGACCTGCCCTGCGCTCCCGACGAGGAACGCGCTGTACTGGGCGCGATGCTGCTGGACGAGCGCGAAGCGGCAAGGGCCGCGGCCATGCTCGAGCCCGAAGACTTCACCGAAGGGCGGCACGCCGCACTGTTCCGCGCTCTCAGCGTCCGCCTTGCCGCCGGCCAGCCGGTGGACGGCGTGACACTGGCCACGTCGGGTGAGCTGGATCAGAACAGCTTTGCCGGCTACGTCGATGCGGCTGTGCGCGCCGGGGCATCGGCCGGCGGCGCGTGGAAGGCGCACGCCGAAACGCTGCGCAGCATCCGCGCCCGGCGCGATCTGATCTGGGCGGCGAGGAGGCTGATCAGCGCGGCTGTCAAAGACGGCTGCGACGTGCCGGCTGTCACGGCGGCAGCGCAGCAAGCGCTGTCCGGTACGCAGCGGCTCAGCCTGGCAGTGGACACGTCGCCGGAGACACTGCTCGACGGCTACGAACAGACGGTGCGCAGCTGGAGCGGCCAGCCATTGGCAAAAAGCGGCATTGCCGAACTGGATAAGGCGATTGGCGGCGGCCTGCTTCCTGGCGAGATACTGGCCGTCGTCGGCGGCGACGGCAGCATGAAGACCAGTCTGGCCTTGCGCTTTGGCGACGAGTATCTGCGCACCATCGGCAGGCCGGTGCTGTACCTGTCGCTTGACATGCGGCCGGAGCGCATCGCCCTGCGTCGTCTGCTGCCGCTGGCGGAGACTGGCGAAAAGAGACTGACGGCTGCCATCACCGAGCATCAGGCGGATTTTGCCGCTGTGCGCGCCCGCCGGGCAGCGCTGGACGCGGGGCGGTATCACATCGCCGACGGCCCGCTGCGGCTGGCCGACATCGAAAGCCTTGTCTCGCGACTGTCGCCGGGGCTGGTGATCTGGGACTATCTCACCGCCACCGACGGCTTTCGCAGCGAGATGGATGCCCAGCGCGCCTGCGTGTCGGCCCTGCGCAGCTGGCAGCACCGCTATGATGCCACATGGGTGGTGCTGTCACAGATGAGCGAGCTGGCGAAGGCCGGCCAGCGTCAGGGCGATTTCGCCGGCAGGGCCAGCGGCGGAAACAACCTGTCCCGCGTTGCCGACACACAGCTGGAGCTGTTCCTCGACGACGTGGAGCCGCAAAAGTACCATGTTGATATGGGGATCATGCCGAAGCCGCGGCTGGTCTGCACGGTGACGAAGTGCCGCAGCGGCGTGCGCGGCTCGATCTGGGAACTGGACTACGACGGCCCGACGATGAGCTTCACCGGAACGGCGGAGCGCGTCAAGCGGGCCAAAGCCAAAAAGCCGCTGTTCGAAGCGGCGGGGGTGATTGTGTGATGAGTGAAAAACTGAAGCCACGTCTGTTGCTTATCGGTAAATGTCCTTACTGTAACGGACATGGCACTGATATTGAATTTTGCAGAGAAATTGCGGATGCACACAGCGTGAAAAGGCTTCTGCATATTGCTCTGGTGCGTTGTATGCAGTGTGGGGCTGAAACGCAACAGTACACCTCATTTGACTACGATACAGCGAAAAGATTCGCGGTCATTGCGTGGAATAATTACGAGATTGAGCGCGTGAAGGTAAAGAACCGATGACGATCAGCGTGAAGCCGTGTTCGAGGTGCGGAGGTGAAGCCTGATGCAGACGCGGATTGAAGTTAGTGACATGTTTTTAGAGAACGCGAGATCGACGGCAGAGGCTGAAATTAACCCGCCTGCGCCGCTCAAGGTGTGGTTTTTCTGCGGTGGCGCTATGACATCGGGATACATGGATTTTAAAACGGGCTTGTCGTCCTTGATGGAAAGCGTCTGTAAAAATCCACAATTTGTTCGTAAGTTAGAAATGAAAATAGTTTTAGAGAACGATGAGGTGGCGGCACATGGACGCTCTTGAACGACTGCGCGCAATGGTTGAAGAACTGATCGCCGAATGCGATCTGCTGAAGGAGGATCGCGACCGGCTGCTCGGCGAAGCAAAGGAGCTGATGCGCGAGCGGGACAATGCTCAGGCGGTGGCAAAGGTTGCCATCGAGCAGCGCGACGCCCTTCGCAAAGACAGGGACAGCTGCATCAAGGTCAGTACGGAGGCGCAGCACGAACGCGATGAGGCACGGCAGGAAGCATGGCGATGGCGAAGCCTGTACTGCTTCACTTCAACCGAGCTTGAAAGCGAACATCCTTTCCCGTGGGAGGAAAAGTCATGACGAAGGGCACGCTCGATCTTCCCGGCAGCCGCGAGCTGATCGCGCAGCTCGTCACCGATTATGAGGCGGCGATGGAAAGTGAAAGCGCACGGCAATTTCTCAAAGCGCGCGAAAAGCTGGACCGCTGGCTCTGACCGCTGGCGCGGTGGTATCTGGATCACACGGTGCAGGACGGAAAATAGCGTTTTCGGTGCATTTAAGTGCCTGATTTGCAGAAAAATGCAAATTTGCGGTTTTGATTGCTAAAAATTGGATTTTACGGAGGGCGGACATGTGCGATTACAAGGCGGCGGTGCGGTTGCTGGAGCTGTTGTTGAAATTTCATCCCTGCGGCCTGGCCGTGATCCTGGGCACGTATCCGCCGCCGGATGCCGAAACATGGGACGAGCTGCTGGCACTCAGCCGGCCCGCCAGCGAAGAGGTTCGCGTTTCCGGAGGCTCGACGCGCGACAGGATGCTGATGTGCGTGGCGCGCGCGGACGAGATGGACAGCGTCGTTCGCGACATGGGCGGCTGGGATAACATCAAAGCTGCGGCGGAAGCAGTGCGCGTGGAATATCCTGAGTGGTGGCTGCACTTCGTCCGCTATGTCGATCGCGTCGACGGCGCGCGCGGCAATTACAATTCGTCATTGCAGGGCACGCCGCGCGCGCTGCTGGCTGCCGAGCTGAAGATCGACGCGCAGACGCTGAGCGAGCATCGGTATAAAGTTCCGGCGATGATCGCCCGCAAGGCGATGTGCGGATTTCAAAAAGCGCTGTTTTGAACGGTCGAAAATCCCCTCAAATCGCCATTCAAAGCGCCCTTTAAACTGCCGCTTGAACGACGCGCATAAAAAGTTAAAATGTTATCATCGGAACAAAAATAAAGCCGCTTGTCTCAGTGAGGCTGGCGGCTTTTGTCGTATCCGGAGAAAGAGAGGCGAGAGCAATGGCGGAACGTAATGAATTGATCCTTTATGCCGTATGGGACCGCGTGCGGCTGGAATGGCGCTTTGGGGCGCGCGAGAGGTCGAGCGGTCCGCTGCCGTTTGGCGCTCACGCCATTTGCCAGATCGACCGCGAAGACCGTGCCCTGATGATCGAGTGGGCGACGCAGAAATCCCGGGACGGGTGGACACTGCGCCAAATCCGAGAAGCGTGCGCACGATGAGGCGCACCGATCCGCTGCGGACGGAGCAGGAGGTCAACCGCTTTTTGAATTACATGGCTGACTGGAATCTGACCTATTACGTGGCCTGCTGCATCGGCATCAACTGGGGGCTGAGGGCTTCCGACATCCTGGCGCTTACCGTCGGCGACGTGCTGGCGGGGGAGGGCGCCCGCATTCAGATCCGTGACCGCATCCAGATCGTCGAGCAGAAGACGGGCAAAGTCCGTGACATTTTCGTCACCGCCAAGATGAAGGACATTCTGCGCGCCCATCTACGCCGGTTGAAATCGCGCCCCGATTTTTCACTGTCGCTGCCGCTAATCCTTTCACGTCAGCATGACGCGCAGGGCAGACAGCGTTCCCTGTCGCGCGAACGCTTCTCGCGTATCATCAGTGAAGCGGGACGGCGCACGGGGCTGGCACGCGGCAGACGCTGTATCGCCGCTCACAGCTTGCGTAAGACATACGCCTATCAGGCCTGGCGCAGCGGCATCCGCGTCGACGTGCTCCAGAAGGAGTTCGGACACGCCAGTGTGGAGACGACGCACCGCTATGCGTGCATCCCCTACGAGCAGCTCGATATGATCTTCAAGCAGGTCGACTTTGGCAACAAACGTGCCCTCGCAGGAGCCTGAGATTTCCGGAATAAATAACATCAGCACTATTCAAAACAAAGTTTTGTGGATAAGCACTATTTTTACTTCTGGCCTTATCGTGCCAACTTAGTTGCTGACGTGGCTGAGCTCTTCACCAAGAGCGTCACACAATACTAGATAAATGACACTCACAGCGCCCCGCCGTGAGGTCGTCACAAGCGCACGCGAACGCCGTCATTGTCTAGGTTCGCACCTTTTTCGCGGGTCCTTCTCGGGGTACCCCAGGGCGCGGGCGCGAAAGAGCCCTGAAATTTGCATGTTCGGAAATGATTTTTCGGTCATTTCCGTTTAATTCTGTTTACAAATAGTCGATAAGAGGTGAGCGTGATTGAGCGATAAACCAGAGTTAATCCAAAATGGCCCTAACGAGTGGCCTTCGCTCAAAAGTTCGCAGCTTGCCGACTTGTTTGGAATGAGCGATCGGCGGATCAGGCAGCTCGTCAAAGATGGCGTGATTCCACGAGACGGACGGGACCGATATCCTCTGCGCGAGTGCGTGCAGGCCTATATTGCCTATCTCAAGGCCAATCCCACCGAGTCGGCCAGCGTGGCCGATCTGGAGTTTCGCAAGCTGAAAGCCGAGACCGAGGAACGTCAGGCCAAGGCCGAGCGCGCCCAGCTCGACCTCGACGAACGCCGCGGCGAACTGATCAGCCGAGAGGACATGCAGCGCGAATGGACCAGCCGCTGCGTCGAACTGCGCGCTGCCATGCTGGGCCTGCCGAACGAACTTGGCTTCCGCTTTACCGACGACGACACACGCGCCCTGGTGGAGGAGGTGAGCGAAGATTTTGTCCGATCCACCCTCGAAACATGGAGCCGCGAAGGCCCCCACACACCCAAGCCCGTGGAGCAGCAGTGAACTTCGCGCATTCCGGCCGCCCAAAAAACTTGACGTGTCCGAGTGGGCAGACCGCACCCGCGTCCTTGACGGCGCTTCGTCGTCCATGCCCGGACCGTGGCGAACCAGCCGCACTCCCTACCTGCGCGAGATCATGGACAGCTTCCGCGACCGGCGGCTGAAAAAGATCGTCCTTTGTTTCGGCACACAGCTGGGCAAGAGTGAGACCATCCTCAACCTCATCGGCTACGTCATCGATCAGGATCCCGGCCCGGCGCTGCTCGTCTATCCGACTGACCAGCTGGCGCGAAGCATCAGCAAAAACCGGATCGCTCCCATGTTGATCAGCAGCCCCGCCTTGCTTGAAAAGTGGAACATCGATCAGAGCGAAAACCTCGAACTCCAGTTCCAGGGCATGTATCTTGCCCTCGTCGGGGCCAACAGCCCAAGCAAACTCGCGTCGCGCCCCATTCGCTACCTGTTCTATGACGAGATCGACAAATTCCCCGAAAGATCAGGCGCCGACGCCAACCCCATCGACCTTGCCGCCGAGCGCACCAAGAACTTTGCCAACTCGAAGCAGGTCATGGCGAGCAGTCCCACGCTCAACAGCGGCCCCATCTGGCAGAACTACCTTGCCGCGCAGGTGCGAAAGAAATATTTCGTCCCCTGTCCCAGCTGCGGCGCGCCGCTCACACTCGAACACCGCGGCATCAAATGGCCCGAAGAGCTCAACAGCCTGCCTGCCGAAGAGCGTGAAAAGCGCGTGCTGACGGAAGCGTGGTATCAGTGCCCATACTGCGGCGCGCACATCGACGACATGCAGAAGTACAAAATGCTCCAGGCCGGCGAGTGGCGACCCGTCGTTCAGAACGCAGAAGGCCTCTGGGAGCCGGCGGCCTCGTCGGTCAAACGCCCCGAATGCGTCGGCTACAACATCTCAAGCCTTTACAGCCCGTGGCTCACGTTCGGACAGATCGCGCAGAAGTTCCTGAGGAGCAAGGACGATCCGCTGACGTTCATGAACTATCAAAACGGATGGCTGGCCGAGCCGTGGACGCCCCGTGCTGCCACCATGCGCAGCGACGCCGTACTCGCTCTGGCGCTGCCCTACGACCCGGCCGTCGTGCCGCGCGGCGCGCAGCTGCTCACCTGCGGCGTTGACGTGCAGCAGGATCATTTCTACTACGTAGTGCGCGCCTGGGGACCGCGCCTCACCTCGTGGCTCGTCGATTACGGCCGCTTCGAGACCTGGACCGAGCTCGACGCCATCCTCGACCGCTCGTGGACCTGCGAAGACGGCGGCGACATGCTGATCAACCTGTGCTTCGTCGATTCCGGATACAACACCGCCGAAGTCTACGAATACTGCGCCCTGCATCCCGAAGTCGCCTTTCCGTCCAAGGGCAGCAGCCAGGCCCTGACACGCGCGCCCATCAGCGAGAGCGTGCTCGAAAAGCCTGAGTTCGGCGGCATGAAGCTGTTCATTATCGACGGCGGCTACTACAAAAACTTCATCCACGGCCGCCTCCAGCGCCCGGCGGGAAGCCCCGGAAGCTGGAACTGCTTCGATGGCACCTCTCGCGAATACGCCGACATGATCTGCGCCGAGCAAAAAGTGCTGGAAAAGACCAGCTCAGGCAAGATACGTGAGGTGTGGCAGCTTGTGGCTGAACACGTCCCCAATCACTATCTAGACTGCGAAGTCTACGCCGCCGCTGCTGCCGAGCGCATGGGCGTCCGCCATTTGACCGAAGAAGTGCAGTAAAGCGCTGCCCGCGAACAGCCGGCGGCATTTTTAATCCACCGAAAGGAGTTGAAACGCCATGGACGAAACCGAGATCCGCGCCGAGATCGACCTGCTGACCGAAGCGATCCACGCCGTTATCGGCGGTGCGCAGAGCTACACGATCGGTAAGAGAAGCGTGACCAAGGCTGACCTTGGCAAGCTGATGGCCGAGCGCCGGCGTCTCTGGTCCGACCTTGCCGAGCTGACCACCGGCGGCGGCCGCACGATCGCCGCATGGCCGGGCCGATGAACGTGCTCGACCGCATCATCCGCGCCGTGTCGCCGCAGGCCTACTGTCGGCGCATGTTCTGGCGCGAAGAAGCCCGCTATTACGACGCCGCCCGCCGTGACCGCTTCGGCGAAAACTGGCTGCCGCCCGGCAGCCTGAGCGCCGAAAACACCGACCGCCCCCACCGCACGCTCATCCGTGCCCGCGCCCGTGATCTGGAGCGCAACAACGCCATCGTCCGCGGCCTGCTCGACGGACTGGAGCGCAACGTCATCGGCGGCGGCATCCTTCCGCAGCCGGCCGTTGCTTCACGACGCGGCACCCCGCGCGAGGACATCAACACCCGCATTTCCGAATGCTGGACCGACTGGAGCAAGCGCGGCAGCTGCGATGTTGCCGGCGCGTTCGACTTTCAGGAATTCCAGCGGCTCTATCTGCGCCGCACCACCGTTGACGGCGACGTGTTCGTCATCATGACAACGCCGCCGGAGGGCGCGAAATATCCGTTCGCGCTCCAGGCAGTGGAGGCCGATCTGCTGGCCGAAGACCTCAGCCAGACGCCCGAAGGCCGCAAAGTTTACGGCGGCGTGGAAGTGGACGACTACATGCGGCCGCTGGCGTACTGGTTCCGTCTCGACCCCATGAGCATGAAGACCGCCGACCTGGTGCGCGTTCCTGCAGAGCGCGTGATCCACGGCTGCCATCGTTCGCGCGCCCCGCAGCTTCGCGGCGTATCGGCGCTGGCGGGCGTGATGGAGCCCGTGCGCGACATCGGCGAGTACGTCGATTCCGAGCTGAAGGCGGCCCGCATCGCCGGAAGCATGACCGGCGTCGTCAAAACCGCCAGCGGCGCTGGACGCATCGGCCGCATGAACACGCGCAGCGGCGCCGGCGGCTCGCCGATCGAGAGCATCGAGCTGGGCACGCTGAACTACATGAACCCCGGCGACGAAGTGGCGTTCCCGCAGCCGGGGCGTCCCAACGTGGCCGCCGGCGGCTTCATCGCCGTCATCACGCGGCACATCGCCGTCGGCATGGGGCTGAGTTACGAAGCGATCAGCCGCGACCTGTCGCAGGTCAACTATTCCAGCATCCGCGAAGGCCGCTTGCAGGACATCAAGACCTACGAGCAGTATCAAAAGGACATCGTTGAGACGTTCTGCGCCCCCATCTACGCCGCCTGGCTCGATGCTATGGTCCTGGGCGGATTCCTGAATCTGCCCGGCTACTGGGCCGACAAGAGCAAATACGGCAAAGTGCGCTGGATCCGTCCCGGCTGGTCGTGGGTCGATCCCGCCAAGGAAGCGACAGCGGCTGAAAAATCGCTCGCCCTGGGCACGACCACTTTGCAGGAAGTCTGCGGCTACGAAGGCAAAGACTGGCAGGAAGTGCTGCGCCAGCGGCAGCGCGAGCAGAAATTCATCGCCGAACTCGGCGTGGTTTTAGGAGGCTCAGATGGAGCAGATGAAAGCAGCAGCGCCTCCGGCGCATCTCCCGCCGGATCAGGCGAAGATCAGAATGGAGAAGTTTCTGAGGCCCACGACGACGCATAGACGCGATTTCCGCGCCGAAGCGTCGGCGGCAGACGGGCGGACCGTCGAACTCTCGTTTTCCTCGGAAGAACCGGTCACTCGTTACGACTGGCTGGCTGACGAGTATTACAGCGAGATCCTCGATCACTCCGCCGCGGCCGTCGACCTGACGCGCCTGGAGACCGTCGGCAGCGTCCTGTTCAACCACGACAGCTACAGCCTGCCCGTGGCCAGGATCGACAAAGTGTGGCTGGACGAAACTGCGCGCAAAGGACGCGCCCGCGTCACCTTTGACGACGATGAGGAAGCGAATCGCATCCTTGCAAAAGTCAAAAGCGGCTCGCTGCGCGGCGTGTCCGTCGGTTACGGTGTCAGCGAATGGGAAGAGATCAAGCGCGGCAAAGAATCCGGCGGCATCGCCGGCCCCGCGAAGATCGCCCGCCGCTGGCAGCCGTTTGAGATTTCTATCGTCACCGTCCCGGCCGACAGCAGTGTCGGCGTGGGACGCAGCATGAACACAACGGAGGACAAACCCATGGAAGACAACACCACGATCCAGAACCCCACTCCCGCGCCGGCCCCTGCGCCCGAGCCTGCACCGGCTCCCGCGGCCGACCCTGCGCCCGCCCCCGACACGACCGCCATCGAGGCGGAGCGCGCCCGCTGCGCTGCCGTCACCGAGCTGTGCCGCGCCTTTGACATGAACGCTGACGAGTACATCCGCTCCGGAGCCACCGTCGCCGATGTCAACGCCGCTATCGTGTCGCACATGCGCCGCGCAAACGCGCCCCTGCCTGTGGCCGGCAGCGTTCAGGCGGCCCGCGTCAACGTCGATATCGACGCCGCCGACAAGTTCCGCGCTGCTGCGGCCGACGGCATCCGCCTGAGGCTGGGCGCGGCGATCGATCATCCCGCTGCCGGAGCAGAGGAGTTCCGCGGCGCTCACCTGATCGACCTGGCCCGCGAAGTGGTCGAGCGCGGCGGCGAGCGCGTGTCCCGCGGCATCGCTTATGACGAACTGGCCAAGCGCGCTATGGCGACCAGCGACTTTCCGCTGATCCTCGGCAACGTCGCCAACGCCATCCTCAAAGAGGCGTATCAGGCCGCTCCGTCCACGTGGCGCGGCTGGTGCGCTGCCGGCTCGCTGTCGGATTTCAAGGTGCAGAAGACCGTTCGCCTTTCCGAGACCGACGACCTTGAGCTGATCCCCGAGGGCGGCGAATACAAGATGGCCGAGTTCACCGAGGCGGAAGACGGCATCCAGCTGTTCACCTTCGGCAAGAAGTTCGCGCTTACGCGTCAGGCCATCGTCAACGACGACCTGCGCGCCTTCACGCGGCTGCCGCAGCGCTTCGGATCGGCGGCTGCCCGCACGATCAACC